AAAAGATTATGGTGCATGTAATAAGATTTTGAAACGAATGAAACTCTCTGTTAAAGAAACATCGAAGTTGAATTCTGAGTTAATGGTAAAACTTTGGAAAGATCCAGAGTATAGAAAGAAACAAGAAGATAGGTTGCAGCAACAGTGGAGTAATGAAAGTTACGTCACGAAATTTAAAGAAGCTGCACGAAAGTCTAACATAGATAGAGTTGAGAACAAAACCCATCAATTCTTCAGTGCTGATGTTAGAAAGAATAATAATACGGCAAGAGCCAAAGTATTTGCTGAGTTGACTAGAACTGGAAATCATAATTTTCAGTCAGAGGATGCAAAGCGACTAAGTAGTGAGATGGCAAAGAAACTTAATTCTATAAAAAGTATTTGCCCTCACTGTTCTAAAGAAGGTGTTGGACCAGTAATGAAAAGACACCATTTTGATAACTGCAAAATGTTGACAGTGGATTCTGTCAATGGACAATAAAAAGGAAATAATATGTCATTAGAAAAACAACAAGTAATCGATAAGATTGAGGTCGTAGAGAATGGAATTATCCAAGTACGCCAAGTCACTCGAATCCTAGAAGATGGGAACGTACTAAGTTCCTCTTATCACAGATGGTCACTCGTACCGAACCAAGACGTTACTGACCAACCAGCGAATGTTCAAGCAATTGCAACTGCAGCATGGACTCCAGCAGTCGTTGCTGCGTATGAAGCAGCACAGGCTGCAGCTGCTGAAAGACTTGCACAGTAATTTTATCTAAGAGAAAATCAGATGCCAATTTCAAAAATTAAGACCAGTTCCATTACAGCAGATGCTGCGAGTATCAACTTAAACATTGATGCCAACACGCTGTTCTTGGACGTTGCTAATAACAGAGTTGGTGTCGGTACTACTTCTCCATATCGTCAATTACAGATTGGCGATTATAGCACTAGTGCTGTTATGGCATTGGGATCGTCGGCTGCTGGTACAGGAACTTTCTGTTTCGCTTCATCTGATAATGCGCCAGGAAGATACGTAGGAACTATTGCTTATAATCACCAAGCCAATGCTATGATCTTTGGCGTAAATGCTGTAGAAGCTGCACGATTTGATTCTAATGGCAACTTAGGTATTGGTACAACATCTCCAGGTTCAGCAGTTGGCGGCAAATGTTTAACAATTTACAACACCAGCCATGCAACTTTATCTATTCAAGCTGTTGATGGTGGTAATGATAGAAGTGCAACACTAGAGTTATTATCTTCTGGTAATGGTGGTTCTTATAGCCAAATACTTTATGGTGATACTGATACAACACCAGGCACAGCATCACCTCTGGTATTTGCAAGCTATCACAGTGCAGTTCGAACAGAACGCATGCGCATTGACGCTAATGGTAACTTACTTCTTGGCGTAAACGCACAACAATATGGCGGAAAAATTATTCGACAAGACGATGTAAATTCTCCTGTTCAAAGTATGCTGATCCGAAATAATAATGCAGGAAGTTCATCAGCCTGTTCATATGTTTTAAACAGCTATGGTAATTCATGGGGAATTGAGATGGGTTCTCAGGCAAGGAACTCAAATGCCCTGACTTTCATTGTTGATGCTCTTGATACTAGACAAGAGAGAATGCGTATCACTACTGCTGGCAAAGTTGGTATCGGCACTTCTAACCCAACTGCACCTCTTCATGTAAGTGGCATAGTTAGTGATAGCCTTACTGCTTCAAGTTCTAATTTTAAATTACAATCGGGAGGTGGTGATGGTATTGCTATGGGTTCATTCCAAGCAGCACCTTTCGGTAGCTGGATTCAATCAGGTTATCTAGTAGATGGTTATAATCCTCCGTTTAATGCTGGATATCCTCTAATATTAAATCCAAGTGGTGGTGGCGTCGTAATTGGGGGTGATACTTCGCTTCAATATGGCGCAAGACTTTATGTCAATGGTGCTATTGCCTGCCGTCATAGTGGTGTAGATGGTTCACCACTACCAGCATTGACTGCTGGTTACACAAGTAACTATACCGAAAAGAACATTATTTCTACTTCTGTTTCCAGCAATGGAGCAAACAGTGGTTATTACTTCTATGTTTCAGATGGCGCAGGCTCGGCAAATACTACTTTATCTTTAAGAGTTAATAGAGGTAGTTGTCAGGTAATTGGTTCTCTATCCAAAGGTTCTGGTTCGTTTAAAATTGATCACCCACTACCAGAAAAAGAAAACACCCACCACCTCGTTCACTCCTTTATCGAAGGTCCACAGGCAGATCTGATCTATCGTGGTAAAGTTGTTCTAGTAAATGGCAGGGCAGATGTTAATGTCGACACTGCTTCTGGTATGACAGACGGAACATTCGTTGTTCTGTGTAGAGAAGTTCAGTGCTTTACAACTAATGAAACTGGTTGGACTGCAGTTCGTGGTAAAGTTACTGGCAATATGTTGGCAATCGAAGCACAAGATAATACATGCACTGATGAAATCTCATGGATGGTTATTGGTGAACGTCAAGACAAACATATGCTTGATACTGGCTGGACTGACGAAAATGGTAAAGTTATCGTTGAACCTTTGAAACCAGCTGAGAATGCTCCAATGTCAGCGATAATTCCAGAGCCAGAAGAATTCAATCTAGATTCTGAATCTACATCTACAGATGGAGAATAAATAACATTATGATTACATACTCATGGGAAATTAACAAGGTTGACAAGATCACCACAGACGGCATGGACGATGTCATTGATACAGTGCATTGGTATGCCGAAGCAACCGATGGCGTCTATGTCGTACATGAAGTCGGTGAGTTAACACTGGAAGCACCAGATCCAGATCGCTTTATTGAGTTTGGAAACTTAACCAAGTTGGACATCGTTGGCTGGTTACATGCGAAACTAGATACAGCTGTTATACGTAACACGCTAACTAATAAACTTCAAGAACTTCAGGGCTAACAAATGGCTTATATCGGTAGATCAGTTGACATAGGAATGTTTGAGAAGCAGGTACTAACTGCTGACTCAAGCACAACCACCTTTACACTTACATTCGCAGTTGGCTCTGCCAATTCCTTGATGGTAGTGTATGGTGGAGTCTTGCAGGAGCCTGGAGTAGCTTATAGCGTGTCTGGTGGTGGTCAATCGATCGTGTTCTCTGAAGCACCAGTTACTGGCACTACAACTTATATCATCTATCTTGGCAAACAGTTAACCACTCCACGTGCAGCTGGTCAAGAAACAACCAAACAAACACTAACAGGTGACGGCACTACTACGCTGTTTACCTTAACAGATCCACCTGTAGTTCCTGCAGGTATCATGGTATTCGTAGACGGTATCCTACAACGTGAAGGATCGGGTAATAACTACGTATCTGGTGGTTCAACAATTAACTTTAATGGTGCACCAGATAGCGGTGCTGAGATCGACGTATACACGTTGGTCAAAGAAAAAGTAAGCATTGATACTGTTGCTGATGGTTCGATTACTCGTGCCAAAATGGCTTCGACATTCCCTTACTGGGATGCGCAGGGTAACTTTGGTATCGGTCTTCCCTCTTCTACGATACTAAATGCATACCGTACGGAAATCGATACAGGTGCATCATCTTCTGCTTCTAATCCATTAGCCCTTACCGCAAGAAATACTGCTGGTCAGGTTAAGAGAATGTACTTCCAAGCATCTGTATTAGACAGTACTCCTGTTTATACTCTTGCAACTGGAGCAGTTGGAACTGATCCAGCAATTGCATTCGCTCCATCTGGTAGCGAAGCTATTAGAATCACTAATACTGGCAACTTTGGTATTGGCACCACTGCTCCTTCTCAAAAGTTAGAAGTTGCTGGTAACATCTACGTCAATACCTCTGGCAACCCTTACCTACAAATTAAAACAAGTGGTGCAGGTAACAACCCATACATCCGTATGCAGGCTGATACCAACTACTGGGATATTCAAAGCACATTCTCCAATGCCAATGACGAATTGTTCTTTATGTACAATGGGTCAACTAAGTTATCGATTGATCCAACAACTGGTAATATTGCTCAAACTGGTTCTGTTGCATCTTCAGGTGTTAACTTGTATATTAGAAACACTACTGATACTGGTGGTGACAATACTCGTTATGCAGGTATTCAATTCCAGATCGGTTCAGATATAGGTACTGCAGCAATTCAGGCATACCGCACAAACAGTGCTACAGACTACTCAACAGCATTAACATTCTTGACAAAAGGTGCTGGTGCTCCAGCAACGAATCCTACAGAGAAGATGCGTATTACGGCAGCAGGTGAAGTACTAATCGGATATACAAACGCAGGTAGCGGTGGCAAGCTGGTTGTCAACGGTATTACGTATCAGAATCAAACCGCAAATGGCACGTCAGGGACTCCTGTTGTGAGTGGTGGATACTTAATTGGACCAAACGACCCTAATATCTATGCAGGTATTAGAGCCTTAAATTCTTATTTGTCTAGCAATGCTTCTCAACTAGCTTTTTACGTAACCAATACATCAGGAAGTGCGTATGAGGCGGGAAGATTTGATAAAGATGGTAATTTAATAGCTGGTGGTGCTGGTTCTGGTTCATTGGGAAGAATTACTACAAGAGCAGACAGCGGTACACCATTGGCAGTAGCAAACGAAGCTGTTAGCGGAACATTAGTTGCTTTCATGGGCAATGGCTCAGGCAATCGTGGTTCAATTACACATAACGGCACAACTGTTGCATATAACACATCTTCAGACTATCGTTTGAAAAATACTATTGTTCCTATGACAGACGCATTGGCTAAAGTAGCCCAACTTAAACCAGTAACTTACAAATGGAACTCTAATAACTCTAATGGTGAAGGTTTCATTGCCCACGAGTTGCAAACAATAGTTCCTGAGTGTGTGACGGGTGAAAAAGATGCAGTAGACTCAAAAGGTGATCCAGTCTATCAAGGTGTTGACACGTCATTCTTAGTGGCTACTTTAACTGCTGCAATCCAAGAACTCAAAGCAATTGTTGACGCACAGGCAGTGGAAATCGCTGCACTCAAAGCAAAGTAAAGAGAACATATGGCAATCAGAAAAGTAATTTCCCGTAGCATCTTAGATGGAACAGTTGCTCCAGTTGACACGACTGGAACAGTAAGTAATCTTTCTGTTAATGCTATCAGCGCCAGCATTGCAGCCACTGCTGTTGATGTGTTTGTTTACGATACTCGTAAAGACTCTGATGGCGGTGCATGGCGTAAGCGCACTTCGCACACTAGCTGGTACAACGAAACTTTAAACACTGCAACTCGTGGTTCACGACGTGAATTTCCTGCAGTGGCAGTTATCGTATGTACCACAACAACAATGACCATTTATGATGGTGATAGTCCAGACCTACCAATGTGGATGGTATTCTCTGCAAATGGTATTATCGATTGGCCAACTAGCAATCATACAAAACAAGCAGTTACAGCTTTGAATGGTGGAATTGTTACAGTAAGTGAAGATGGTGGTGTGTGGTTTAGATTTATTGATGATACTACACATATCATTTACAGCAATTTAACATACAACATAACTTCTGATCGCAGTATAGCGAACAGAAATGGTGTAACAGCCTTTACCAGTAATGGCGGAGCAATTAACACTTATGCTATTGCAACATGGATTATGAATGATGTAGCCATGACAGTGTTACCAAATGCACCAATTGATGCAGCTACAGGATTACCAACGCCAACTATTGCTATCGCCACAAATGTTGGTGTAAGTGTTATCAATAACAATGGAACTGTTGCAAATCTTTCTTCTGGTGAGAATAATGATGCCGTTTTTAAAGTTACCTTTACTGATGACAACAGATTAGCGTTTTCTTATTCTGATACTTCAAACAATTTATATGGGTTTGTTTGGGTAGGTGAAATACCTGCTGTTTCATACACAGCTGGCGCAATGCATGGATATTCAAATCCAACAACAACCATAATGTCAGAACACTATAATTATGCTGGAGATAGTAGTGCGGGTTCTGGTAGTGGCATTTCAACTCCATATCCAACAAAGCCTAAGAATGAAATTACCTCAGGCATATATGGTTTAGTTACAACTAAAAACCGTACCATGAGCATAGGTTCTGGTAGTGGTTTAATGAATATTATTAGACCAACACCCCATGTTTTACGTGGTATGGACGGAGCAGCAAATGCTATCACAAAATCCTATAACAGTGGTTGGATGCCTGGAGATATCAGAGGTGCGTTCTTAAGTGATTCATCAACTACAGCAGCATCTACAACAGGAATTTTAGCTGACGACTTTAATGCTACTGGTAATTGGGGGCTTACTGATGGACCAACAATTTCTGGCGGAGTATTAACTCTTGCTAACGTAACATCTTCTAGAGCAACACTATCGACATGGAATGGTGTAACTGGTAGAAGATATCTTGGTGTGTTAAACGTAACATCTAATGCAAACTCTGGAACATTTATCATTGATGATGATGGTCCTGGCTTTGGACTTGCATCTGGGACAACACTTGGAACTGCAAGTGGTACTGGACTTGTATACTTCTACTTCACTAAAACTGCATCATCAAGAATTCGTTTACTTAGAACTGCTGGTGGACCGATCGCTATTACTTCTTTATACATCTATGAAGTTGAAGAAGATCGTTCGGTTAATAATAAAGGGCTGCAAGTTTTTGGTTCTATAACAAAATCTGCAGTAAACACTGGTAATGACCTTATGGCTTACAGTGGTTTTAGTACAAGCAACTATCTACAAGCACCATACAATGATCAATTAGATTTTGGTACTGGTGATTTCTCGGCAATGATTTGGTTTAAGAGTAACACAGCTACTGCTGCAAATCAACCACTATTTTGGCGTGGCCAAACTACCACAAATAGTTATGCCATGATCGAAGTATATCTTGGTTCGAGTTATAACAATATTGAATTTATTACTCGTAATGCAGCAGAAACTACTCAATATCAAACTTCAGGATCCGCTGTTTCAAGTATAATGACTCAAACATGGCGTCACATTTGTTGCGTTAGAAGAAATAGTACTCTTTACATCTACATAGATGGAGTTTTGGTAGCTTCTGGTACACAATCAACAAATAATGTATCAGCACCAACTGCTGCAAAAGGTATGTTAAATGTTGGAACTGATTCTTCATCGGCTAAAGCAATTCCAGGATCTGTGGCTTTGTTTAAAATATCAGCAACTGCTCCAAGCGCAGCGCTAATCGCCAGAATATATAACGATGAAAAACTATTATTTGATGCTGGTGCCAAGGGATGTTTATATGGTTCTTCGGATCAAGTGAATGATCTTGCATATGATAATAGCACAGATCTGCTTCATGTAGGAACATCTTCTGGTCGTTCAGTGTTTGATGGATTGCGTCGTGTAGAAAATACAACAACAGCTGTTTCTGCATCAATTAGCGCATCAAATGGTCTAGTTGCAGAACAATAAGGATAAGAAATGACAGTAACTGTATCTAAACCAGCCCTAAACTTAAGAGAAGAACTATCTGCTCTTAAGAAGCCAACTGGTATTAAAGGTGAAGAACTGCTACGTGCCAATACCGTGGATGATGTTTATACATCACTTAACTCAACGATGTTTCGCAATCGTATCATTAATGGCGATTTTAGAATTTGGCAACGTGGGGTAACCACTACTCCTGGGTCTGGGTTTGGTGTTGATATGTTTAGGTGTGAGCCAAGAAATAGTACTACCATTTATACTGATCGTTCTACCGATGTTCCAGTGGGACAAGGTTTTACCTACTCCATGAGAACATATGCCACTGGAGCAACTGATGATGGTTTTCATATTAGAACATATGTAGAACTTCCTTCTAGTGGTGTATATGGTGAGTTTCAGCCAGGAACTCAATGGACTGTTTCATTCTGGATGAAAAGTGCTTATGCAAGCAGAACAGTTAACGTAACATTGGGTTTGGCAGAAACATCAGTTGGTGGTTCTCACCAAAGTCAGGGTGTTGCTTCGATGCAAGGAACACAGTTTGTGACAAATCAATGGCAAAAATATGTTTTTAACTTTACCTTACCATCATGGGTTGCGGATAGTGGATCTTTATCTAATGTAAGATGTTTATACGTTCGTTTGCTTCAGGGATCAGATGATCTGCCGCAGGACACATATTTAACTGGTATTCAGTTTGAAAAAGGTGCAGTTGCCACTCCATTCGAGTTTCGTCCAATCGGAACTGAGTTAGCTCTTTGTCAGAGGTACTGTTATGTTATATCGGGAGACTCTGGATTCAGAGTTGGACAGGGTTGGGCATATTCATCCACATCAGCTAATATTTCTTTTAACTTTCCAGTAGTAATGAGATCTTCTCCTTCTTTGGTCAGCGCATCTGCTATATCATATAATGATCAAATCTCTGGATTTACGCTTGGAACTCCAGTGTTGAATGCTTCTTCTACAACCTTTGCCACACTTCAAGCGACTGGTGGTGGTGGTATGACAGCAAGAGCACCTGGAGCAGCTTACTTCACCAGCAACTCTAGTTATATTATTCTTACATCGGAGTTATAATGTATAAATTAACCGTAAACATGCCTGGACTTGAACCATCTGTTGTTCAAAGACTGTCTGATGGCACATACATCCCATTAGATCCAGCCAACTCAGACTATCAACGCTTTTTGGATGACATCAATGAGCATGGCGCATCAATCGTCGAGGGTGATCTACCAGAATCTATTGTAACTGCTGCTGCAGAAAAGAAGTTTGCAATACAACTTTCTGCATATCAAAGAGCAGTTGCTCGTCTGGCTCAGTACCTTGTTTCTGTAGGTCGCCCAGAAGTCAAAGAGATGCGCCCGAGCAGAGAACAAACATTTAATGAAGAAACTATGCAGTATGAAGACGTTCTCGTAGAAATGGTTATACAAACTGCAATCGATCCACTACCAGCTACAGTTCAAATCTGGCAAGGATTTCCTGAAGCAGTACAGGTAACAGTGCCAAATCCAGCTATTGTACAAGACGAATCACAACGTGCAGCTGCTCAGGCTATTATTGATGCGACTCCACAAGAAGTTAAAGACGCTGCCTAAATAATACAAAGATCACTAGAAGAGAAAACAGATGCCATTAACTAGAATTCAAGTCGCTGCAATGCCAGCAATATCTGTTCCTATTACTGGGAGCAATGTTACTGACGGCACATTAGTACCTGCAGATTTAATTACCACTGCGGATTTTAGTTTTTATGGTGTAGGTGTTGGTCGTGGTGCGGGTGCTGTATCTACTAACACTGCGGTGGGTGCTAGTGCTTTAAACGCTAATACTACTGGCTATAGCAATTCCGCATTTGGTTGGAATGCGCTATTAGTTAATACTGATGGATATCGCAACAATGCATTCGGTAAACAGTCTTTGGTGGCAAACACCTCTGGATATCGCAACAATGTGTTTGGTGAGTTTGGTTTATTTTCCAATACAACTGGTTATGATAACGTAGCAGTTGGCCATCAAACTCTTTACTCAAACACCACAGCATCTGGAAATACAGCTGTTGGTTTTCAAGCTGCATATAGCAATACGACTGGCTCAGCAATAACTGCAGTCGGACAATCTGCTTTATACGCAAACACCACTGGAACTAATAACGTAGCCATGGGTGTAGCAACTTTAGGTGTAAATACCACTGGTGCAAGCAACACAGCAATTGGCGATCGTGCCATGTTTGCTAATACGACTGGTGAAACTAATACTGGTATTGGTCGTTCCGCTTTAAGATTAAATGTCACTGGTTCTAATAACACTGGTTTAGGTGGAAATGCAGGATACAATAGTACTGCAGGATCTAACAATACTTCTGTCGGCTTTGGTGCACTTTTTGGTGGTACTGTTACAGCTGGTGCATTCGTCACTGGTGCTTCTTATACAATCGTTTCATTGGGTACAACAAACTTTGTTGCCCATGGAGCAGCTTCAAATACTGTTGGTGTAGTATTCACTGCAACCAACGCAGGTACTGGTACAGGAACTGCAACTGGTAATGCATCTAATAATACTGCTGTTGGTTATCAGGCTGGTTATAGCAACACTACTGGTGATTTAAATAACGCTTTTGGTTATCAAGCACTATATTCAAACACCACTGGTAATCGCAACGTAGCCATGGGCAATGGTGCTTTGTATAGCAACACTACTGGAGTAGAAAACACTGCTATTGGTCATGACAATATGTCAACCAATACATCAGGTACATACAACACAGGACTTGGACGAAGTGCAATTTCCAGCAACACCACTGGAAGTCAAAACACTGCTATTGGTATGGGTTCTCTTGCGCTTAATACGACTGCTTCTAACAGCGTCGCTGTCGGCTATCAAGCACTGCGCAACAACACAACAGGCGCAACCAATACAGCAGTTGGTACTCAAGCCATGTTTTCAAACACCACAGCATCTAATAATACTGCTTTAGGTTATCAGGCTCTGTACAGCGCAACGAGTGTTGGCTCAATGGTTGCCATTGGTTCTGGCGCTCTTCGTTCAGAAGGGTCAAGCGGATACGCTGTTGCAGTTGGATTTGAGGCTATGTACTCGCACTCTACAGGAGAGAATTACGGCTCTGCTATGGTTGGTTTCTATGTTGGCAGATCTACTACTACAGGTATTGATAACACATTCATTGGTGGATATGCAGGTCGAAACAACACAACTGGCTCTTACAATGTGGCAATCGGTGCTGCAGCTTTATTAAATAACACTACATCACAATACTCTACTGCAGTTGGATATTTGGCAGGTGCAGCTTCTACTGGTGCAAATAACACATTTTTAGGTTATGGTGCTGGCAGACAAGTAACAACTGGAACTGCAAATACTTGTATTGGTGATGAATCAGGATGGGGAGCAGTCAGCCTGACAACAGGTAGTGGAAATATCTTAATTGGATTTGGTGTATCTCCTGCTAGTGGCACTAGCGGAAATGAAGTAGTCATTGGTGGTAACGGAACTATTGTTGGTCGAGGCTCTGGCACTGGTTTTATTGCTCCAGGTGGTACTGCAGGAACTGGTGGTGGTGGAGTCTATCAAGGCAATAATTCATCAACTTGGTCGACAACATCTGACCAACGCTTAAAGAAAAATATCATTGATAACAATGTTGGTTTAAGCGTAATCAATTCGGTTCGTGTTCGTAACTTCGAATATCGTGCAGAACATGAAGTCACTGAGTTGTCAAAAAATTGTGTGATTCAAAAAGAAGGTGTTCAGTTGGGTGTTATTGCTCAAGAACTTCAAGCAATTTTACCTGAGTGCGTTAAGACTGAAAGTACAGGAGTTATGTCTGTTGATACAGATAACCTGACATGGTATATGATTAACGCTATCAAAGAACTCAAAGCACAAAACGATTCACTAAAGGCACGTCTAGACGCTGCTGGTCTATAACTTAAGGAAAACAAAATGACAATCACATGGAATATTGAACAAATGGATCGCCAAACTTCTAATGGTTTGGTAACTACAGTTCACTGGCGTGCAAATGCCACAGAAGATACTTACTCAGCAACCAGCTATGGTTCAGTTGGTCTAACAGCTGGTCAGTCACTGATCCCCTTCGCTGATCTTACCAAAGAAGTAGTAATCGGTTGGGTCAAAAGCAAACTTGGTACAGAGCAGGTTACTGCAGTTGAAGAAAGTTTAACAGCACAAATCGAATCGCAAAAAGAACCTGTGTCTGCTTCTGGTCTACCAGCTGCATGGACAGTATTGCCAGAGTAATTGTTGTTGACTCTGCTCCGCAGAATGCCTCTTCGGAGGCATTTTTTCCTTGGAAAGCGCAGTTACAAAAACAATAAATAAGAAGGTATCCTGAGGAAATTGAATGGCGACAATTACAAATCTTTATATTGAACAGGGATCAACCTTTAACTCGGTTGTAACCCTAAGAAATCAAGACGGCACAACCCTGAACCTGACCAACTATACGGTCAAGTCACAGTTTCGCAAGTCGTATCAATCCTCTGTAGCCAATAATTTTACAGCAAGCGTATATGGTTTGGCCACCAATGGTCAGGTTAGATTACAACTTGCTGCTTCAGCTTCCAGTGCAATCAAGGCTGGTCGTTACTTATATGATATCGAGATAACAAATACGATCAGTAACGAAAAGTTTAGAGTTCTGGAAGGTATTATAATTCTTACACCTGAGATTACACAATCATGAGTGATATAATTGCAACAGTAGACATAACCAGCAATAATATTGTTGTATCTGCAGTTGGTATTCAGGGATCAAGTGCCGTATTGGGACCAGATTCTAGAGTTGATACCATCGGTGACGTGGATACGAGTACTCTCGTTAATGGATCTCTACTGATATACAAAACGGGAACAAGCAAATGGACTGCCTCCACTACGCTAGATGCGCAGAATATGGAAGGTGGAGAATTTTAACGGAGAAATAAAAAATGGCCAGCATAATAAGAATAAAGCGCAGTTCGGTATCAGGAAACCCAGCAACACTGGGAACTGGCGAATTAGCGTACTCAGCCTTAACGGACAACGGATCCAATGGTGGTGACAGACTATACATTGGTATGGGTACAGAAACTGCAGGTAATGCAGCGAACCATATTGTTATCGGTGGTAAATACTTTACCGATATGTTGGATCACACTCCAGGTACGCTTACTGCGTCATCTGCGATTATTGTTGACGCCAGCAGCAAAATTAATAACCTTAATGTTGGTAACATTACTATTACTGGCAGTACCAATACTGTTAGTTCTACCGACACCAATGGTAACATTGTTCTTACACCGAATGGTACTGGTAAGTTAGTTCTTAACAACCCTTACATTAACGGCACAACAGATACTCTTGCCGAGTACATCTATGACACAGTGGGTGGTGCAGTTACTCAGGGTAATGGTATTACTGTTACTCCAAGCGATGGTTCCAACACTACTACAATTTCCATTGATACTGCGGTAACAGTTGATTTAAACACTGCGCAAACTCTTACAAACAAGACAATCAACTTAACAAGCAACACATTGGTTGCTACTTCTGCTCAGTTGGCAACTGCTCTTACAGACGAAACTGGTACTGGTGTTGTAGTATTCTCAAATACACCAACTTTGGTAACCCCAGTTCTTGGTGTTGCAACTGCCACAAGTATTAACAAGGTAGCGTTTACTGCGCCAGCAACTGGTTCTACATTGACCATTGCTGATGGCAAAACTCTTACTGCAAGCAATACTCTAACATTCACTGGCACTGATGCTTCTTCGGTAGCGTTTAGTGCAGGTGGTACTGTTGCTTATGTAGCAAACAAACTAAGCGTATTCGCTGCAACTAGTTCTGCAGAACTTGCTGGTGTAATCTCCGACGAGACAGGTACTGGCTCACTAGTATTCTCAAATACTCCAACTCTGGTAACTCCAGTTCTTGGCGCTGCAACCGCAACTAGCATTACTGCTACTAGTGGTAACATTGTTATCAATGCTGCTTCAGGTAACAACAATGTTAACTTGGGACCAACTGGTACTGGTACTGTTGATGTTGGTAGCAAGCGTATTACTTCTCTTGCTGAACCAACTGCTGACTCTGATGCAGCTACAAAGTACTACGTTGATGCTGCTCGTTCTGGTCTTGATATCAAGAACTCTGTTAAAGCAGCAACAACTGGCGCTATCACCCTAAGCAATACACAAACTATTGACGGTATTGCTCTTTCTGTTGGCGATCGTGTTTTGGTTAAAGACCAAGGCAGTGCAGTACAAAACGGTATTTACGTTGTTGCTTCTGGCTCATGGGCTCGTTCTACAGATGCAGATCAACCAGCTGAACTCAATCCAGGCACTTTCGTATTCGTTGAGCAAGGTACTGTAAACAGCGACACTGGTTTCGTTGTTACTTCTGATAGCGTATTGACCATTGGTACAGATGCTATTAACTGGACACTGTTCTCTACTTCTGGCACTCTAATTGCTGGCGCTGGTTTATCCAAGAATGGTTATACCTTAGAAGTTAACGTAGCAAATGGTATCGAAATTTCTTCTGACAATGTTCAGTTGGCTTCTACTGTTGCTGGCGCAGGTCTTACTTACACTTCTGGTGTTCTAAATGTTGTTGGAACTGCTGATCGTATCACTGTTAACGCTGACTCTATTGACATCGCTAGTACATACGTTGGTCAGTCTACCATTACCACACTTGGCACTATTGCCACTGGTACATGGCAGGGCACTATTATTGCTGGTCAATATGGTGGTACTGGTGTAAACAACAGCGGTAAGACTATCACTCTTGGTGGCAACTTTATTACCTCTGGTGCATACGCTTTAACACTGACACAAACTGGTACTACAAACGTAACACTTCCAACCACTGGTACTCTTGCTACTTTGGCTGGAACTGAGACTTTCAGTAACAAGACTTTCAGTAACACTACAAACTTTAGCAGTAACGTAACTGGTGCTGGTGCTGCAACTTCGACCCTTGATGGATTTAATATCGATGGTGGTACATACTAAGTAATTAGTATCGGGGGAGTTTTTACTCCCTTTCTTTGTTTCCTTTTTTAAGGTTAGAGCATGGCAAATAAGGTTCTTCTTAAGAAGTCCTCGACTGCGGCAAAAGTTCCGCTAACGACCGACTTAGATTATGGTGAGTTAGCCCTTAACTACACCGATGGCAAGCTGTATTATAAAACAGCAAGCAATACCATTAAAAGTTTCACAGAAGATACATCTGTTGTAACTCTTACTGGCACGCAAACTCTAACCAACAAATCCCTTACATCTCCAACATTAACTGGCACTCCAGTAGCACCTACAGCTACAGCTGGTGATGTGTCAACACAGGTAGCAACTACTGCTTTTGCGGACAACGTAGCCCTAAATAAAGCTGTAGCAATGGCAATCGCACTGGGATAAATATGGCAACCTTAACAAGAGAAGCACTAAAAGAATACTGTCTACGCAGTTTAGGCGCACCTGTGGTCGAGATTAACGTAGATGATGACCAGCTAGAAGATCGTCTAGACGAAGCCATTGAGTACTGGCGTCTTTATCACTCTGATGGTATCGAAAAGATATACCTAAAACATCAGATGACTACTACCGATGTAACAAACAAGTACATCCCACTATCAGATTTAATCTATGGTGTAACTAAAGTTTACCCAGTTACCACTGGTACTGGCGGTTCTAAAAACATCTTTGATCTTCAGTACCAGTTGCGTTTAAACGATCTGTACGATCTAACTTCTACATCAATCATTTACTATCAAACAGTAATGAACCACTTGGCTCTACTAGACTTTACGTTGAATGGCCATACGTTGTATAGATTCAATCGCTTTCAAAATAGACTACACCTAGACATTAACTGGGTAACTGATGTAGCAGTCGGCGATTTCATTTTGGTAGAATGCTATCGTGCCATGGATCCAGAGATCTTCCCAAGAATGTATAATGATTCATGGTTAAAGCACTACACAACTGCGTTGTTTAAAGTGCAGTGGGGCACTAACCTTAAGAAATTTCAGGGTCTACAACTTCCTGGTGGTGTAACCATTGATGGCGACAAGCTGTACGATGAAGGCAAACAAGAAGTTGAGTCACTGGAACAAGAGTTAATGACCAAGTCTGCTCCACTAGAATTCTTCATGGGATAATATGGCTCGCAATGTCTACTTTAGCCATGGAACAAAGAACGAACAGTTTCTCATTGAAGATCTGATCGTTGAGTCTCTGTCCATCTACGGACAAGAATTCTATTACATTCCAAGAACGCTTGTTGGCAAAGACGAGATCCTCGGCGAAGATAGACTTAGCGAATTCAAATCCGCATACCCAATCGAGATGTATATGGAAAACGTAACTGGCTTTGAAGGTCAGGGTGCGTTTATCCAGAAGTTTGGTTTAATGATGGAACAAACAGCAACACTTACTGTTGCTCGTCGTCGTTGGGATCAACTCATTGGTCGTTTCGGTCAAACCATTCTACCCAATCGTCCATGCGAGGGCGACCTGCTTTACTTTCCATTATCCAAAGGTTTGTTTGAGATCAAGTTCGTCAAACACCAAGACCCTTTCTACCAACTTGGTAGATTGTACGTATATACGCTAGAAGTCGAGTTATTTCAGTACTCTTCTGAGCATATTGACACTGGAGTTAAGGATATTGACGTATTTGAAACACTCAAGTCCTTTGATACAGATATCCCTAGAACTGGTTCCGCAAAGGTAACATCAGTGAATCTAACAAATATGGGTATGGGTTATCTAACAGTTCCAACAGTTACCTTTAGCACTAACTTTGGTGTTGGTGCAGCAGCTACTGCCGTCATCTACAAGGGTGATGATAATGACAACTGCTATACAGAAATTGACTACGGTAAGGTTACGGAAATTGTAATCAACAATGGTGGCAATGGATATACCAGCGCACCAACAGTTACAATCTCTGCACCACTAACTCAAGATCTTGCAACAGGACAAGCAACTATCGGTTCCACTATTGTTGGTGGCAAGGTTACAGGATTCACAATACAAGATGCTGGTAATTTCTACGGAACTGCACCGATCATTACTATTGCTGCACCAACCAGTGGTGTTCGTGCAACAGCCACTGCAACAGTTGTTAATGGTTCTATTACTGCACTCACTATCACAAACGCAGGATCTGGATACACAGTTGCTCCAGCAGTAAGTATTCCTGCTCCACTGGGTATTAGAGCCACTGGAACTGCGATCATTGAAATAAATATAGATCGTGTCGACTCATATGGTGATAATAATAAATTTAAAGATGAATCTACAACAGTAGTATTTAATGCTAGCAATCCATTCGGGGATATCGTAACTGGTGATTACCCAGATTTGTACGATAGCGAAACGACTAGTATTAACAGTACTACGAAGACCAATGGTTAAGGATCCAAGATGTCAAGAAAAATAATTAGAATCGGAACAACAGCAAACGATGGCACAGGCGACACCCTAAGAGAAACCGCAAACAAAATTAACTTTAACTTTTCAGAGTTATATACTGCGTTGGGTCTTGATGGTTGTGGCGATTACTCATTAAACATTGCGCCACCATGTGGCTCCGATGTACTAATCCAAACCTGTGGCATTGGTAAGATTACCTTAGATTCGTCAACAACGATCGAACTAAAAACTGCTGCAAGTAATAACATTAACCTCAATCCTGGTGGACAGGTGGTTTCTTCTAAAGCCATACGCTTAAATGGAGATGCAACCACTGTTGGTATCTACTTTGCTGACGGAACTTACCAAAACACAGCTGGTGGTGGTAATGGTGGATCTGCTTATATTCTTCCAACAGCATCCGCAAGCATACTTGGTGGTATTAAAATTGGTGCTGGCTTGCAAATTGATTCTGCTGGAATTGTTTCCGCTGCATACTCTCTTCCAAATGCTACCACGATAACTCTGGGTGGTGTCAAAGTTGATGGAACCACGATTACCATTAATAACAATGGTGTAATTAGTGCAGTGGCTACCAATGCCTATACACTACCAACTGCCACAACATCAGTTCTTGGTGGTGTCAAAGTTGATGGTACAACTATCACTATCAATAGTGGTGTCATTAGCAGTAATAACAATTACTCTCTCCCAACTGCCACCACAACCCTATTGGGTGGTGTCAAAGTTGATGGTACAACTATCACAATTAATAATGGTGTAATTAGCGGTAACATTAGCTACTCATTACCAACTGCCACCACAACTGTATTGGGTGGTGTCAAAGTTGATGGAAGTACTGTTACTATTAATAATGGTGTAATTAGTGCCAACAGCACCTACTCTCTTCCAACAGCTACGACAACTTTGCTTGGCGGAGTTAAGGTTGATGGAACAACTATCACTATTGCCAATGGCGTAATTAGTGGCAATAGCAGTTATTCATTACCAACTGCAAGCACTTCTGTTCTTGGTGGCGTCAAAGTTGACGGAAGTACTGTTACTATTAACAATGGCATTATCAGCGCTAATAGTACATACTCGTTACCAACTGCATCCACTACTTTATTGGGTGGTGTAAAGATTGATGGAACCACAATCACTATTACCAATGGAACGATTAGAGCGAATGTTCCAAATGATTTAACAGATTTGGGTATTCCAGATGGCGATGTTGGGCAATACTTAACAACAGATGGAAGTGGCAATTTCTACTTCGAGGATATCGTTTATCCTCCATTAAATCTTGGAGATCTGGTTGATGTAACTTTAACAACACCAGTTCTAAATCAGGTATTAAAGTATGATGGAGTTCAGTGGGTCAATGGCACAGCAATATCTGGTGCTCAAACGCTAAATGACTTAACTGATGTGACTATCGCCAATCCTGCAAGTGGTAATACATTAAAGTATAATGGCTCACAGTGGATCAATGGCAGTTCTTTATTAAACGATCTTGGTGATGTAACTATTGTAACACCACAACAGGGTAACACATTAAAATATAATGGTGCAGAGTGGATCAATGAAACCATTGTTGCAGGAAACCCATTCGATCAAGATCTAAATACATTCAATCAGGTAACATTTAATACTACCACAGCAGATCAATTCGTTCTCGCTGGATCTGGTACACCTACAGTAAGTAGTGATACGGATCTGTATCTAGAAGCAATCGGTGGTAATGTTTCAGTTATTAGTAAGTCAACATTTAGACTGGCAAGATTAACTACAACAGAAAGAAATGCTATCACCGCAGGAAATGGTGATATGATTTACAATACTACCACAAATAAATTTCAGGGATATGCCAACGGAGCATGGGTAGACCTACATTAAAGGTTAATAATGAGAGAGTACGTTGTTGTCTTAAATAAAGGAGTTGACTATGATCAATTCTGGAATGAAATTGAAAGCGAATCATCTACTGATGGTTTTGTGCCAGCACGCAGAGTTGAAATTGTAAACAACAGAGATGGTTCACTACGTAGCTGTCACTATCTACTATCCTCAGAAGAAGCTACTACGCTTCAACAAGACCCTCGCATTTTAAGTGTTGAGATTCCAGTTGACCAACGTGACGATGTTCAAATCGAGTTGTTCGCGAGTCAAAATGGAAACTTTAACAAGCCAGCGCAAAGCGAATCGTTTTTTCCAAGTTCAGGTAGTTTCGTAAACTGGGGATTGATTCGTAATAGCAACACAACTAACTTATATGGCACTGGCGTAGCCAATGCAGTAACGTATGATTACGATGCAGATGGCACTGGCGTTGATGTAGTTATTCATGACTCTGGATTGTATACATTACACCCAGAGTTTCAAGATGCCAATGGTGTTTCTCGTGTTCAGCAAATTAACTGGTACACGGCATCTGGTATAACAGGAACACAGTCAGCAAATCACTATCGTGACTGGAATGGTCATGGAACACATGTGGCAGGTATCGCAGCTGGCATTACTTTTGGTTGGGCTAAAAATGCTAAGATCTATTCAGTTAAGGTTGCTGGATTAGAAGGAAGTGGAGATAGTGGTACTGGTATCTCTATCTACGATTGTTTTGATGTAATTAAACTTTGGCATAGAAATAAACCAATCGATCCAACGCTAGGACGCAAACGTCCAACCATTGTTAATATGAGTTGGGGATATTCAGCAGGATATGGATTTATAACTGGTGGAAATTACCGTGGCACTCCATGGACTGGTGTAAATTACGACGTTAATAAAGGTATGATTGGAACATCACGATGTCCAGTTAGAGTATCTTCTGTTGATTCAGACTTGGATGAACTAATTGATGAAGGAGTTATCGTCTGTATTGCTGCAGGAAATTCTACTCACAAGATCGATGTATCTGGTGGTATAGATTATAATAATTACTGGACAAGTTCTGTCAGTGGTAACATCTATTACCATAGAGGATCTAGCCCATATAGCACTAAAGCTGTAATGGTTGGTGCAATGAGTGCAACTCCAAAAAATGCGACTACTGATAAAAAGGCATCGTTCTCAAATGCTGGTCCAGGTGTTGATATCTTTGCAGCTGGGGATCAAATTTTAAGTTGCACTAGTGGTACCAACGAGTTCACTGGACCAACATATCTTGCAGCGACATATTTTAAAAATCCAGCATTTGCTCAACTTAACCTTCCAGGAACTTCCATGGCATCACCACAGGTTTGTGGTATCGGTGCAACTTTCCTACAAAAGAATTTAACAGCAACACCTGCTCAATTCAAGACATGGTTAAAAGCTAACGCAACAGCAACGCTGTATAAAACTGCATCGACTAACGATTACACCAATACAGAATCTCAATATGGTGGCGATACTTATGTTGCGTATAGCAATAACAAACCAGCCTCTACTGGAGGTGGAGGCGGTGGTGGAGGTACTCCAACCCCTGCACCTTCTTCTGCTGGTGTAAAGGTATGGAAAGGTGACAATGGTAATGCTAAAGTTAACTTTAAACGTGTTCCAGCAAAACTACAAAATGAATTTATCAACTATGGTTTTGAACAGGGCATCGTTTCATGGGTTGTTAAATTGCAACAGATTCACTTTAAGAACAATCCATTGAGTTTACCACCAACAGTTCTTGCTGGTTTTCAAACCCCAGTTGATCCAACACCACGTATATACGGCAGTCCTGGTCAAACAGTTTATGTGCCAAATAATTATTTTTCATACACATTTGAATCTGTTGATAAACCACCTTCTGGTGAAACCAAGTGCATGCGCCTAACACTAAATGGATTCTCTCCTACGGATGCATATGGACTTGTATACGGTCCAGCAGTGTATAGTGATTTCTCGGTTCCATTCAGAGTTGGTGATACTTTAAAATTCTGGTGGAAAGCACTTCCTGGTGGTGATGCATATAACGTATATGCATACATGGTAGAGGACCAAACAGGGACATACATTCCATTGCTTGATTCAACTGGCACGGATTCATTTTCAGGCACTTCATGGTCTGAGGTTAGCAGAACGATTAATTCTGGTGAGGCTGGAACATATTCTTTCGTGTTTATCGCTGGTTCTTATGATTCTACTGGCGGTTTATACATCGGTGGCGAACTACTTCTGGACAACATCCAGATAACAAGGGCGACTTAATATGTTAAATGGAAAAGTATTTTACCATGGAACAATCCGCAAGGCAATCATTGCCTTTGGTGCACTGTTCAGCAACATCTACATAGAGCGTAGAAAGGGTGGTAGTGTCACTGGTGAATTGCATCAAAAGATTCAGGTTCCATTGGCATACGCACCAAAAGAAAAATGGTTGGTTCGTTTGGACTCTGATCCAAACTTAGATAATCATACCTATACAACTCTACCTAGAATCTCCTTTGAGATTACTGGATATACCTACGACTCAACTCGCAAGGTTGCTCGTATGAATCAAATTCGTAGTTCAACTGTAGTAAATAATGTTCCTCAACAGAAACAGTTGTACTCACCTGTTCCTTACAACTTAGACATCTCGCTTTATATCCTGACCAAGACACAGGAAGATGCACTACAAATTTTGGAACAGATCTTACCTTTCTTTACACCAGAATATACACTATCTACCAACGCTGTCCCAGATATGAAGATAGTTCAGGATGTGCCAATTATACTAAATAGTGTGAACGTACAGGATGATTATGATGGGGATTTCCAGACACGCAGGTTCGTTACACATACACTAACCTTTACTCTGAAATTGAATATATTCAATGGTATCGATAATGCTGCTGACATTAGAACTGTTACTGCTAATCTGAATAACACTGAGGCAGTTGCAGGGGAATTTACTGCTACAGACCCTTCATGCGCATCTGAAGATATACCAGCGGTGGCGGATAGTCAAATTGCTAGTTATGCTGCATCGGTTAATCCGATCTGCGCTATACCAGAAGAAACCCCTGTAAATGTAAACGAAAATTGGACAGAATCTCTCTAAGGAACCGAAATGGCAAAATCACTTATTAATCTAGGAACTTCACCGAACGATCGCACTGGCGATACGCTGCGTGATGCTGGTGGTAAACTAAACTCTAACATCAACGAAATTTATGCTGCACTGGGTAACACATCCACTTTAAGTATTAATATCGCTGGTGCAACTAGCGGACAGGTTCTTAAGTTCAATGGTACAGCATTCATTCCAGCAGACGATGTAAACACAGATGCAATTAGTTCTGTAAATGGATTGACTGGTGCAGTGACACTTACTAGTCTAAATATAGCAGAACCAGCAAATAATCCAGTGTTAACTGGTGTTGCAATTGCAGGCACTGCTGGTCAGTTTACTTGTACTGCCGCAACATTGGCTGTGGGGCAAACAGTTACAATTACTGGTACGTTGGGTGGAACTGGAACTATCACTGGCTACACAACTGGAAAAGTTTATACAATTTCAGTAACCAATGGTACTACATCGTTTACACTGGTAGATGCTGGCGTTGCAATTGTTACAACTGCAGGAACTCCAACTGGTTTAACATATACACCAAGCACCTTAAATCTATACTTTACCACTGCTCGTGCTCGTGCAGCGATTAGTGCCTCAGGTTCATTGGCTTATAACTCTACCACTGGTGCATTGACATACACTCAGGGTAATACGGATACTATTGCTGAAGGTACTAATAATCTATATTATACCTCTGGTCGTTTTGACTTTAATTTTTCGCAAAAGACAACCAATGCTCTTGCTGAAGGCACAACAAATCAATATTTCACAATTGGTCGTGCTCGTGCTTCTATCAGCGGAACTGGTGGCATTGGGTATAACTCTACCACTGGCGTTATATCGATAGGTAGTGTTTCAGGCACAACCTCATGGAATGTTAGTTCCACTGGTTCTAAGTTAAATGTTGCTGGAAATGGTTTCCTCGGAAACGAAGAAAATCCAACGATCTATGTTTATCGTGGTATGAGATATCAATTCAACAATACTGCAAACGCTGTATTGGAATTTGTTCTTAAAGATGCCAGTATTGGTGTCGAGTCAGTAACTATTACCAATGGTGGTAGTTATGCTTCTGGATCATTTCCAACTGTTTCCTTTACTGGTGGCACTGGTTCTGGTGCAACTGGAACTGTTAATACTTCTGGATTTATTAATGCAATTACTGTAACTGCTGGCGGTTCTGGTTATACTATCCCACCTTTGGTTACCTTTACTGGTGGTGGCACTGGTGGAACTGCCACAGCAGTAATGAGTGCCACTGGAGCAATTAAGAATATTACTGTTACAAATGTTGGCTCGAGTTATATTAGCGCACCAACAGTTTCCTTTACTGCAACAACTGGTACTGGTGCTACGGCAACAGCAAAACTTACCTATGCAGTAAATGATGTTAGCGTTATTGATGGTGGTTCTGGATATACAACAGCACCAACAGTAGTTTTCGGTGGTAGCGGAACTGGTGCCACTGCCACTGCCACTGTTTCTGGTGGCGCTGTTACTGCTATTACACTTACCAATGGTGGTTCTGGTTATTACTTAGACGGAACCTCTGTTCCAATGACATTTACTGGTGGTGGTGGAACTGGTGCAACAGCAACAAATAATTACAGTTCTGTAACAGGAAAGGTTACTGAGATTGCTGTAACTGCTGGTGGAACTGGATATAGTTCTGATGTTGCAGTTGTTTTAACTGGTGGTAGCGGAACTGGTGCTGCAGCTACAGCTAACCGAGATCTTTCAGTAGCTTCCATTACAGTAACTGCTGGTGGTACTGGTTACACTACTCCAACAGTTGTGATAACTCCAAACTTTGCTGGAGGACAGGCTGGTACACCAGCTACTAATGCTACAGCTACTGCTGCTGTGTTGTATGCAGTTTCTTCTGTAACAATTACTAATCCTGGAGCGTACACTGTTGCGCCAACTGTTGCGTTTAGTTCTGGTGATGCTGCTGGTACTGCAGTGCTTGATAACCCACTTGTTACAGCTTCAAGAGACTTTACTGCAGCAACTGCTGCAGCAACTACTGGTTCAACTATTTTATGTCCATTAATGTCAACAGCAACAGGTGCTCAATGGAAGTATCGTTTGGTCGGAGCAGAATCGACCCAAGTCGGCGACATCGTCGTAGTATAAGGATAATAAATGGCTAAGAATCTAATCGATGTAGGTATTAACCTAAACGATGGTACTGGTGATAACCTGCGTACAGCTGGTACGAAGATCAATGCTATGTTCCAAGAGGTTTATGACGTCTTTGGTGACGGCACGAACCTATCAAATATAGCATCAAACCTACATATCGTCAATGATGATGCACCACAGTTAGGTGGTAATCTTGATATGAATGGTTACATCATTACTGGTAATGGTGCTATCAACATTCTTTCAACCATTACAACCAGTACTAATCTAGTTGCAGTTGGTGCTGTTCAGGCATCTACTGCTGCAATTACCAATAACTCTACTTTTGGTGGTTCAGTTACTATCGGTGGAACTACCTCTGGTACTGTTGGTAACTTTTCTACGTCAGTAACAACTGCCACTCTTAATGCTACCACAGAATTGCAGGTTGTTGGACCAGCTTCTATAACTGGTGCGATTACCTCTGGTGCTGCTGGATCTAAATTGCGTTTTTACTATGCAAACGTAGCAGCATTCCCATCGGCAACTACTTACGAAGGTGGTTTGGCATTTGCTGAAGATACAAATCGTATGTACTTTGCCAGCGATGCAGAATGGTCGTCTCTTGCTCCAGAAGCAAGCCCAGCACTAACTGGTACACCTACTGCTCCAACAGCAGTTAAAGCAACTAACACTACTCAAATCGCTACGACAGCGTATGTCAAAGATGTTGTTTCTGATTACGCACCATTAGTTTCCCCAGCACTGACTGGAACACCAACCACAACTACTCAGGCAACTGGCACTCGTGCATCAACTGGTGCATCAACACAAATTGCAAACAGCACTTATGTTCGTGCTGTGGCATCGGAGATTTACACTGCAGTTGATCTAAAGTCTCCGATTGCTTCACCAGCTTTTACTGGCACACCTACTGCTCCAACAGCAGTAGATGCTACCAACAGCACACAAATTGCAACCACTGCATTCGTTCGTGCACGTGAAGACATTATCAATACAGCGGTTGCCCTTAAGTCGCCAATCGCAAACCCAACATTCACGGGAACACCAGCTGCTCCAACACCAGTTGATGGTACAAATACAACGCAGTTATCTACTACTGCCTTTGTGACCAGAGCGATTAATAACTATTCAACAACTGTCAATACTGCACTGGCTACTAAGGCAGCAATCAATTCTCCAACATTCACTGGAGCACCAGCTGCACCAACACCAGAGGTAAGTGTCAGCGATACAAGAATTGCCACAACTGCATATGTTGGTAATAAAATTGATGCTAAATTTAATGATGATACTTACTTAAATGATAAGCTGTCTGCTTATTCTAAGTTAGCAAGTCCAGCATTTACTGGATCGCCCACTGTTCCAACTGCACCAGTGAACGACAACACTACAAAAATAGCAAACACAGAATGGATTCAAAGAGAATTTGGTTACGCTTCTGTTCCTAAATGGGGTGGATCTAGAAAATATGTATCAACTGCAGTCCCATCAGCATCTGATGGTGTTGACGGAGATATCTGGTTCCAGATTGAATCTTAATTAAGTTAGGTATATAATGCCAATTGAAGTATCTGGTAATCAAGCAATTATAACTAGCGACAGAACTCGCAGATATTTCTATGTGCCAGCCAATGTAAAGTCTGGTACTGTAGAATACAATTTAATTGGTGGTGGCGGTGGTGCTGGCGGAAGCGACTCACCTTATGG